TTAGTGCCATTGTGTTCACGGACCATTGGAGTCCACATGCCCGTCAGGCCAGTAAACACTGCATTTGTAGTTGTTCCAGCCGCTATCTCAGAAGCTGTCGCGCTATTTATCCAAGTGTTATTTTTTGAAAACCAAATAGCACCCCCCTTAACAGCTACACCAATGACATCGTTATTCGTCCAAGTAGGAAATGTTCCACTTGCATATCTATCACTAGATGTATGAAGTGCAGCACCATCATTAAGATAAGTAGCTATGCCGTTGTTCAGATAACTTGTATTATTTAGAGGCACAGTCTGCTGACCAATTCCAGCATGAGTAGCGTTGCCGATGTTAGCCGTGACCTTTGTTTCCCAATAAAATCCATCGCTGTCGGTAACATCAAAAAACTGGTTTCCTAAGATAGCTCCATCAGCAGTTATCACTGCCTGAGTATTACCATTGCTCAACGACACCTTCGCTGAAGGGAAGGCACAGATAGGATTCCAAGTGCAATAATTTCCGATATCATCATCAGCGGAATCAGTGCATGTGTCGGTAACTTGGTTAGCTGCGGCTAGGCTATTCGCTACAAATGAATTATTGTTGCTAAATGTAACTCCGACAAAAGCATTATCATTTCCTGAACCACCAGAAATCGTAGCTGTCTCTGTGTGACTTTCTGCGCTGGTAAATGTGTAATCCGCAGACGTGAAGCTACGAGTGCTAGTTATATCAATCGCTTCAGACCTTTCCGTTGCATCTGACCAAGCATAGGCGTCAGCATCTCCTTCATCAAAAATTGCATAAAATGCAATATCACCAGTTTGTCCTATTGTAGTGACGCTTTGAGTTGTCCAACCACTGGCAGTATTACCATCTGTTGATATAGGAGTGCCTGCATCAAGCACACGCCACCAAGCAATACCAACGGTTGCCATTGCGGCGCTAAAAGTAGCGACAATATTTGCAGAAGTTCCAGAAGAAACATCAATAGACCAAAACTCTAAAACATTTCCAGCGCCTGAATTTTTTCTAGCTATAAATGTTGCGGAACTACCGCCCACTGTTAGAGTGTTTACAGTCCTTGTTCCAGCAGTCGACCGACCACCTCCTACCGCGATTACGATTGTACGGTTGCTTGCTGCGTCTCCTAATGTTGCGCCTGTAACCGTAAACGCAGTAGCAGCAGAACCAAATGTCTGTGAACCCAAAAATGAACTAGTTGGGTTTGTCGTAGAGTTGCTGCTTTTGCCCAACAAATTCGTATCATCAAACTTTAAATAAATACCATTTGTTCCAAAATCATCTATAGTTTTACTAGGGTTCTTTGGAACCCACACACCGTTGTCATCAAACTCACCCAACTCATTATTTGTGAGCTTGCCATCAGAGTCGACTGTGGTTGTAGTTGTTGACCCGTCTACAAAAACAAACTCTGCCATATACCCATAAAGATCATTTGCGTTGTTTCCGTCTTGACCTATGTAATGTCTGTTGGCTGAGTTTATGCCTACTGCACTAGCATAGTCCTGTGACGAATAAGTTGGTGAAGAAGCCTCTTGCCGCACCCCATTTATATAGATTCTCTGACGATCTGTGCTTGTGCTATTGCTAGAATTCATCACACACAAGAAATGATACCACGCAGTAGGATCACGCAAGACTGCTGATGTCTTTACTTGATAGGCGGGTTCTCCAACCCCGTCATCATAGTCCCGCATCTGCAACTGATTTCCAGATCCACTGAGAATCTCAATGTACCCTGTATTATTGCCATCAATACGGGACGCAAAAATGTACTGCGTTGTATTGATGCTGAATCCTTTGAGCCAAAAACTACAGGCCCAAGTCTCCTCTGTTCCAGCAACAAAAAAATCTTTATCAAGATAGTCAGCAGAGCCGTCTAGATAGATAGAGTTCTCAACGACATAACCAGATGCCGCAGACCCGAAGATCATGGCTGGTGACCATATGGGCATTATGCGAACGCCAACTGTGCGGCACCTAACTGGATAGACCCGCTTGCTTTTACCACATACGGTACAACGTCAACTGCGGATGCCGTTGACGAGAGTGTCAGTCCCGCACCACCCGCCGTCTCGTAATCAGTCCCTAACGCAAGAGTTCTTCCACCCCCACTATGAATAATGATAATAAACCCAGATTGACCAACAGCTTCAGTTGATGGATTGTCGAAGGTTACGTTGCCTGTGAAGGTCAAAACAAAGTTCTGGTACGTTTGAAAGTCCAATGTGGTATTGCCAGAGATTGAAGCTGTTTGAGTTGAACCCACCGCCGCATGACTGAACTGTGTTACTTGATCTTCATCAATCGCGAACGCCACGTTGCTACCAACCGTTGACCCTTGACCGAAGACAAGATCGTCCGCAGAGTCGTCCAAGCCTATGTAGAAGTCTTGAGCATTTCCATCAAAAACAAACTTTGTGTCTTCGGCGGTCCCATCTCCAATGGTGACGGCAGCGGCTGGGAACACTACGGCTTGGTTCTCATCAATTGAGATTGCCGGTGTGGTGCCAACCGTAGATCCAAGACCTATAACAAGGTCATCCGCAGAGTCATCTAGACCTATGTAGTAATCTTGAGCGTTACCATCAAAGACAATCTTGGTATCAACCTCCGCGCCGTCACCAATCGTAACAGCATCATCGTCTATCGTCATAACACCGCTCGTTCCAACAGTAGAGCCCACGCCGACCACCAACTTGTCGGCGCTGTCGTCTAGGCCCACGTAGAAGTCTTTTGCGTTGCCGTCAAAAACAAGTTTTGTGTCTTCAGCCGTGCCGTCACCTATGGTTACCGCCGCCGCTGGGAACACCACAGCTTGGTTTTCATCTATGGATACGGCTGGCGTTGTGCCGACAACGGAACCTGAACCGATTACAAGATCGTCCGCAGAGTCATCCAGGCCAATGTAAAAGTCCTGTGCGTTTCCATCAAAAACAATTTTAGTGTCCTCGGCAGTGCCGTCACCTATCCGCAGAGCATCCGACACATACAAACTTGCAAACGCATCCGTGACTGCTGCTCCAGATCCCGCGCCATCACAAAAGACAACTGCCGTGTGACCATTCGGTATGGTTATGTTCGCGCCAGATCCTTGCGATATGATCACAGAGTACGGCCCACTAGAACCAGAGTCCGTCGTCGCGTTGATAAAGATAAAATATGCTGTCGTTGTATTTGGAGCTACAGTAACCGTATTGTTAGCACCAAGCGCCCCTGTAAACTTTATCACACGAAACATGCCATCTTGAAGGTTCTCTGTTCCAGCGTCGGGAGACGCCTCTCGAACCGTTAGCGTGTGCGTAGTGCCGGTTAACCCAACAGCCTTGAATGACGCTATGCGGTCTAAAAGGTCCAAGTTGTGGTTGGTGGTCGTCCCCCATGCTCCAGACTGTTCACCAGAGCCAATTTTCTCAATGCCAAAGTTCGTTGTAAATGAAGATGCCATCGTACCGTCCTTATGCTGCTATCTGTGTCCAGTTGGGCGTCTGAGACGCATCAATCTCGCTGAAGTTTGAGGTCTGAGAGTTATCTATGCTACTCCATACTACCGCATTACTAACCAGACCAGCAGCAGAAACTCCTTCTACAGAAAAACTAAAGTTGACTTGAGCCGAACCTATACTAGTTGCGGCAGAAATTCCAGATGGAGAAAGAATGGAATTTGTTATTAACGTTGGACTACCCACCGCGCTGGCAGCGGATACGCCCGTTACACTTACGTTTGATACACCTGTCGCAGTTGCCGTTCCTATCGCGCTGGCGGCAGAAACACCCGTTACACTGATTGATACGGGAAGACTTACCGTAGCGGTGCCTATTGCACTGGCGGCAGAAACACCTGTAACCTCAACCGGAGATGGACTGTTCCAAGCTCCAGAGTTCCAAGCGCCTCTATTCCATCCAGTGATCGATGTCATCAACTAATCCTGATAATTGCGTTATTCGCATCATTAGCGGGATATTGAATGGTAAAATCACCCGCACTGGAAGACTTGTCGCCACCAAAGTTAATGACCGCTACTGCTGGATCTGCTGCGTGATTAGTGGTGGAGCCTGTGCCTGCGGAAGAAAGTGTCGAATTATAAATCAAAGCTCCCCTGGCACTTGAAATCGTAGAAGACGAAAACGTAGTGTCCGCGAAATCTACGAAAGCTGTGGGAACAGCAGAACTGTTATCGGCAAGTCCGATGGTCACACTAGACAACGTGGCACCTCCCGCAGAGTAGTTCGTGCCAGATACCTCGTTACTGGTAGTGTACCCAGTAGTATCGGCATCAATAGACGCACTATTCGTAAACATTGCCACTTTAAAAGTGTCCGCAGATATCGTACTAGACGCTCTAGTATGAGCAGTTAAACGATGTATCCCAGCAAGTATCTCACGTTTGAAGGTTCCGCACATTGCGGATGAGCCAATAGCCATCACAGCCTCCTTATAATCTCAGCCATGTCCTCATGGCCCTGTTGTTTCATCAGAGCCCAAATCGTAGTCCTCTCGCTCTGCGCCATTCTCTCCATGTAGAAGATCAGTATCTCTTTCAATCGCTCCCGGTGCGCCAAGGCTTGTTCTTTGATAACAGGCGGCGCTGTATCAGAAACAACCATAATCTTATTCATAGCCATTTCAGCCATCTCTTCAGGCGAATGACCTCTGTTCGTAGAGGTAAAAACGAACGGGCTTGCGATCTCGGTTGTCGAATCACTATCGAACATTACTGAACATCCCGCCGTAGACGATCATACCGATACTGATCTCTGGTCTGGAGCCCCTCACCCAGGTTCTTTATCCACTGTAGGGACTCTTGAAACCTAGTGTTGTAAAGCTGCAACAAGTCCGCTTCACCTTTCATGAACGTGTACGCCTCTACTAAGCTTCCGTATAAAAGGGCAAGCTCGGCATTGTTGCCTAGGTAACTTGTTCCGTCTCCGGAGGCTGTTATCGAAACAGGACGGAAAAAGTAATGAAGTTCTACATTATAGTTTGCATCTGGCGTCGGAGATAAAAGAAAGCTCTGATCATTCCAATCTGCATAATACAATGGCAATCCAGTGGTGGCTGGATTAGGGTTGTAGTCCTGCAAAAAAGTAACCTGTTTATATAAAAGAAATTTGTTCTCAGAACTGCTGATCACACTCAGAGAGTTCTGCGCCAAAAAATCACTAGGTTTGGACAAGTATTTGTTGCCAGATGTTGTCACGCCGGACGCATTCTTCCTGAATACATCAAGCTGCGCCTCTTTAAGGATCCTCTCCTCTGCATTCAGAATAAACCTGCTTAACTGACTAACGAATGTTGTCTCCGTGTTTTGCGTGTAATCCTGTATCGCTGTCTTTAATGTAGTAAACGTATAAGCCATGTCATGCACTCACTGTAACAGGACCGGCAGATGCCGTTCCACCTCCACCCGTCGTATTACCAGATGTCGCGGTCTCACTGCCCGCAGAAAATGTGTATGTATCATCACTTACTTTCGTAATCGAATAGCCGGATGCCGATTGTATGTTGGATGAAGTAAATCCGTCGAAAGCCTCTACGGAACGAAACCTAACTGTGTCCCCTGTTGAGCGACCATGGCTAATCTCTGTGACTGTAATCGTTGAGGTTCCGCTACCTGCCGATTTAAACGGATTAAACTTTAATAGAACAGTCACGGCGGGCTCTGTTCTATCGGGTCTGGCATCCCTTAATGCTTGCTTT